TGCCGTTGATTGCTCGCCGGGCAATCCCATCCATCCATAATACTCTCCATGAACATTCTGGCGACCACCCGGTTTGACCTCCCCCAACATTCCTTGATCGGTGCGCCCGCCAATCTCATTGCGCCCGGCTGCGACGGCAGCAGCGGCCGCGTCGTAATCCTTCAGCGCCCAATCAGGCGCTTTGGTACCTATCTCGCCGCGATTCACTGGACCATAGAATCCGCTATTGATCAGAACGCGCGGATGCTTGCCGGTTACTACGGCGCGATTGACCAGCGATTCGAGCACGTCGGCGCGGCCAGTCCCGCCAGATTGCTCGTGCGCGATAACGCGAGCCGTTAGATCGCGCATTCCCGGTTCTTGTAGTTGCCTAAAGACCCGCTCGCGTTCCTTGGCGATGGCCGCGTTGCCACCCTCTGCGCCAGCACCGCCACCGCCACCGCCGCCACCGCCACCGCCGCCACCGCCGCCACCGCTAACTTGGGCACCATCACCGCCCGCGGCTCTCGCCAAATGTTCCGAACCATAGAGATGCTCGATCGAAAAATGGCCAGTATCAGGATGCTTCCAATTTTCGCCGCCGCTCAAACCCCAGCGATTTTCCAGCTTGCTTAATGTCCCGCGGTTCTTGCTGATCCAATCCGCGACCTTGGGATTAACAACATCACGACTGTTTTGTGCCCAATCGACTGCCATGCCGGTCGGATGTTGCGATGGATTACCGCGAGTCCCGAATCCTCCGAGGTCTTTGACTGGCGCACCGGCTTTGATCAGATCATTGAAGAAGCCGCCAAATTGCGCGGCGGCACGTTTGTTGACAGTTACCTTTTGGCCGTTCGCCAACGTGACAGTTTCGCGCTCGCTTTGAGGCGAGAGCGGCGTACCGGCCGGCACATTGAAACGACCGCCGGGCGGCCCCTTGCCCTCGATATCGCCTGCGCCCGGTGTGTATGGCTCGCCACCGCCGCCGCCGCCGCCGCCGCCACCACCACCACCGCCGCCACCGGGGCCGCCGAGGCCACGCAGCGCGCCCATGCCGCCGCCTGGACCCAGGATGCGCCCGATGCCACCAACGCCGCCGCCACCGCCGCCCATGCGGCCCAGGAGGCCGCCCAGGCCGCCCCCAGCGCCTCCGCCAGCGCCGCCCATCAGGCCGCCCAGCATCCCGCCGATGCCGCCTCCGCCAGCTCCGCCCAGCATCCCGCCGATGCCGCCGCCACCAGCGCCCATAATGGCGCCCATAATCCCGCCCAGCGCGCCGCCGGGCGCGCCGCTGCCGCCAAGCTGGATCGCATTGGAACCGGCACCCATGCCCAGCGCCTCGGCGATCTTCGCCCTGCCTCCCGCCGCCGTCCCTCCAAGCTGCTGCGCTGGCTTGGTCAAGAAATCGTTGAGGCGTCGAAGCTCTTCCGTATTCTCGCGCAAGAGCTTTCGCTGCTCGCGGCTCGCGTCCTCTCCACCCATCGACGAGAGCGGGATGACGGCTTCTGGACCAGCCTCGCCGAGAAGGCCCATCATGGGTCGCCTGACGATGCCACCGTGCTGGAATTTCGGAACTCCGTCGCCCTCACCGAGCTTTGGTAGTCCGAGTTCCTCACGTTCTTTGTTGAACTGTTCGCGTTCGATGTCCCGGACGCTTTTGCCACCACGCTTCTGGCGCATGCGTTCGTTCAGTGAGGTGCCTGCGTATGGTAGATTTTCTTCTCGGAGTGCCTTTCCGGCTTCGTAGACTCCCAGGCCGAGACCAATATACGGAATGGCCCGCCCCAGCGCGCCCCATCCCAACGCTGCACCCGCGCCTCCCGCAGCAGCGCCAGCCGCTTCGCCGCCTGCTGCTGCTGCGCCAGTTCCGCCCACGGCCGCCGCACCGATCCGGGCGGCGTAAGCCAGCAGCGCCACATCGACAGCCTTCGCCGCCACGCCGACACCTACTAATCCGAGCACCAAAGCGCCTAGTGGATCACTCAGAACGAATTGCAAAAGGTAATCCTTGAAATCAGTCATCGCCTTAACCATCGCAGCATGAGCGGCGTCCCACTGCTTCCCCGCTGCGATCTTGTCGTCGATGGTTTTCTTAAATTCCTCCGTCGCTTCTTGTATTTTCGACGTGTCGATCTCTCGCCATTGTGCGGGGAGATGCATCTGGCGCGCGAGCCGATCGATATTGATGTCGGTCCGGGCTTTTTCTCTTGCTTCCTGCGGGGCCATTCCCCCACTTACCAATCGCTGTTCCAGGAGCGCCTGCGTCTTCTGCGCAAAATCAATTGCCCATTTGTATTGCTCTTCTGGCTTCAGCCGAGAAGCGGCCTGCACTTGCTGTAGTATCTGCTGCGGATTAAGAAAAATACTCCGCAAGCCCGCCATCTCTGGAGTACCCATTCTTTGCGCGCGGTTAATCCATGTGATCACACCCATGATCGACTGCTGCGCAGCCGCGCCTTGCACTCCGAATTGAGCAAGCCCCTCGGTAAGCTTTTGAAATTCGCCGGCCGTGACACCGATCGCGTCGGAGGCCACTTCGAGTGTGTTCATGCGCTCTGCGAATTCCGTCAGCGACTCGTTGACCTCCCAAATGGCCAACGGCACGGCTGCAAGCGCGGTCGTGAATCCGCCGACGCCCTTCGTCGCCTCGGATGCAATTCTGGTAAACTCGGCGAGCGGCAGCCCGGTTATCTGCGTGGCAAACTTACTGAGGCCCTTGAGCGACTCGCCGATGCTCGCGCCCGTTTGCTCGCTGACGCGTTTCGAATGCTTGCCGAAATCCTCCAGATCGCGCTTAGTCTTGGTCAGCACAGCCGAAGCATTGTCGACCGCGCTGACGATGAGTTGAAGTTCTTGGCTTTCAGTTGGCATTAATCTTCATCCGAGTTATCGCGTCGCTCTAGCTCCGCGAGGCGGCATGTGTAGTACCAGTGCGCGCTTAGTTCGCTGAACAGCGGCATAGCGAGGAACACCCGAGGATCGCAGCGATAGAAGCGAGCCAGTCGGTAGCAATTGAGAACGATTTCTTCGTCCTCGCCGACAATCACCAAGCTTCCGGATCGGGGAGAAAAAAACGGCGTAACCTATATGCGCAGGAATTCCAATCTTGCGGGTGCATGGCCTCAAGCAGGGGATATAGCACGCCCGAAAGCTGCGCCATCATCGCCGTCATCTTGCGCTCGTCGAACATGATTTCGCCCGCGGTGTTGATCCACACCGGATTGCCGAAGCGGATGATATCCGCGCCGGTCGGCTCTCGAAACGTCAACTCGTCGAGTTGCTCCCGCTTGTTGCCGTGGATCGATTTGTGCCGGAGCTTCACGACGATCGGCCACTCCGTCTTGATCTCCAGCGGGTCCGGTGGCTCTGGTAGTTCTGGCGCCGCAGCGGGCCGCGTCTGCTTCTCTGGCGGACGCGGCGTGTCGTCGTCCTCGACGGCGAGAAAACCTTCACGTGGCATGATTCATCCTCATGGTGTTGGATTGCCAGTGCCCCACGGCGCCTGAACAGTGGCAGGAGCGCCCTGCCATGTATTGACGTTGATGCCTTCCCAGCGCACGCGCACTTGGCCGTCGCGCGTTGTTTGTTCGAGGCCGGCCTTGCAAATAGCGTCCGTCATTTGGAAGTACCAGCCATCGGCAAGCTGCGCCAAAACGGTCACACCCACTTGACCGTCGAGCGCGGTGATGTCGAAGTCCGGCGTTGTCGAGATGTCGGCCTCCATGAACGGCACGCGCGGCAATTCTTGATAACCGTGAATTCCGTCCTGGCCTGCGAGCATTGTTCGCTCGACCATGGAGTGGCTCACGGTGAAGTTGCCGCGCAGTCTCATCTGGGTGGTGCCCGCGGTAAGATAGGCAACGCCCGCGATTTTTTGTGGCATGTCTTAACCTCCATTTCAGAGTTGATTGCTTAGATCGGTACGCCGCCCGCCGGAACGATTCCGGTCAGACCGATTGCAGAGCTTGCGCCCGTCGCGTCGATCTGCGCGTTGTACTGCAAGCGGAATTGCGCCAGCACCGCGAAGATGCGTAGTTGATTGATGAGATCAGGCGGATATAGAACATTAACGCGGTTCGGGTCCGTATCGTCTCTTTCAACAAGCAAATTCTGGACGAATGCTGATGTATTTTCTACGAGACCGTTGAACTGATCTGTCATGTATTCCGATATCAACTCGGCCTTGATCATTGCTGGTGTCACGATCGCCTGCCCGGGACCGAAGCGCGTGCCGTCGTTAGCAAGCTTCATGCGCGGGAATTTGGACGTGATCGCCTGCTTCTGCCCGCGGATCAGCCGCGCGAGCGTCGCCAGAGTCGTCACCAGCTCGTAAGCCGTGTCGGGAGTGCCGTAGAGGTTCAGCTGATAGGTCGTCGACTCACGCGAGATCATCGGCATATTATTGCTGCCAGCCTTCTGCGTCGCCAGACCGTTGCTGGCGAGCGTCTGCAAGTCGACCGCGTCGAAGCGCTGATGCAGCGGCGCCAGCTTGATTTGACTCAGGCTGAGTGTCTGCAACGGGCGCGCCGGATCGTTGATCAGCGCCCGTTGCGCCTTGCCGGTATAAGCCGCGGTCCATTCGTAGACCGGGGACGGGCTCGCTATCTCGACGGCCATCACCGAGGTGACGCCGTCGTTGCGGGTGTTCCCCCAGGTGACGAGATTCGGCATGGTGTCGCGCCGGGCCGAGAAGATGTGGCCGTACAGCTGGCGGCGATAGCCCCAGCGCCCAACGTCTTCGAAGGAATACTCGTCTTCCCACGCCATCAGGGTCGTCGAGTCGGTATAGGGCAGCGCGACATATTCGAAAATCTGCTCGCCCAGGCCCGCGATTGCGTTCGTGAACACAGGGGTTCCGACTCCGCCAGTGAGTGTGCCGGTCGGAGGCAGCGTCAGCACGAGCCCAGTCGGTGTCATTTCTCCGCCGATGCCGCCGAAGTAGTTGAGCATGACGGTGATGTCGTTGCCGGTGGTGCCTTTCCAGAGGCACGTCAAAGTCACGGTAGCCGTCGCCACGCTCGCGGTCACGGGTAGATCGTCCATCGCGTTGATGGCGTCTTCTATCGCGAGCGCAATGGTGGTTGGGGTGTCAGACGGCGTAATGTCCACCGGCACCTTCTCGCCTCCGATGTAGAGTGCGATCTCGCCTGCCTCGGTCGGGGCCGCCATGATCGTGATGGTGCCTGTTGCAGCCACTCCCGCGCTCGGCTGGGCGACGCCGAGACCGTAGACGATGTTACCAAAGTTGTTGTTGAAGTACGCCTTGAACATCAGCGATATCATGCTGCCCTGGCCGTAGGCAGCGTCGGCCTGGGCTTGCGATCCGATCGGTGTCGCAACATCTTGCGCGCCAGTTGGACCGCTGACGGAACCGCCAGAGACGAAGACTCCAGGGGTGGTTGGCATGGCAACAATAATCGTCGATGCGGTCGTGCCGGTAAGCGTAGTGAAAGTCCCATTGAAGCCGGCGGGATTCACGCCGCTTACTACTACGGACGCACCGACGGCGAAGCCGTGCGGCGCTGCCGTCGTGTAGGTGGCTTGCCCTGCCGCCCACGTAGCTGTCGTGATGCCCACGGAAGGCGCGGTGCCGAGCATCGTGCCGACCAAGAGCGCGGGAAGGCCCAGCACCGGCAACCCTGCCATGGAGGGATCGACCTCGACGTAGTAGAGCGGAATCTTGATGTCAGCGGGGATTTGCGAAAAACTGATGGGCACTTGCGCCTCCTATCTCTGAAAGATTGTTTGCTTGCTCAGGCGCCGGTCGGGGCCGTTGCTTTTGGGTTCTCGGGCTTCTCCGCGGACTTCTCCGCTTTCTTTTCTTCAACGACGGTGACGGAGCCGTCCGCGATCCGGCGCTGCGTATATTTGTCGAGCGGCCAATCGACCGCACCACTCGATCGGAACGCCATGCCGCGCGGATGCTTCAGAACGCGGCGGATGTCCTCATTCGCAGGCAAGACGTGCACACGCGGAATCTCTTTCGATTTCCTGATTGCTTGCAGCCGCGCTTGCTTCGCCGCATTGCGCGTCGCGCGCGGATCGGGATTCGGTGATGCCGGGACGACCATAGCTTCTCTCCTATGTTGGGGGGAACTCGTATTCGCTGATGATGCGCTGCACTTCGGATGCTGGCGGCACGGTGCCATCTGGCGCCAGCGGTACTGTCTCAACGTGAATATCCAGAAGATCGGGAAACCCGGTCGGATACCAATTAGTGCGAAAGCGGAGCGTGGCGATGTATTCAAGCTCCCCGATCGGCATCTCGCCGCTGCCGATCGTGCCCCACATAGGCTTGCGTGAGCCGCGTTCGACGCCCTCGAAGCGAGTGTTGTCTGGCATGCCAGACGCGATCATGTTGGTCAGATAGTCGTTGTTCCACAATCCGTTCATGATCGCCCAGAACGCCGCGTCGAGCTTTAATCCGGATGCCACCAAATCGTTGTTTTCGATGATGACTTGAAAACCGATTTTCAGCGAATGGGTGAAGCGAATATCGCCAGCATTTATGTCGCCGTCTGGCCCCATGTCTTCGCCGATGAAATAGACGCCGAGATAGGGCAAGAGCGGTTGTTGGACCGGCAGCTGCTTGCTGCGCCGCGATTTGAAGCCGACGAAGAACGGAAGCTGCACGAGCACATAGAACATGCTGTCGATGATAACTTGCGAATAGCTCTGTGTGTCCGTGATGCCTTGCACGCGGAACGAAAGCATCCCAGCGATGGCGCCGTCGCTGCTGATGGCGGCGGCAATCCAGCTTGGATTTAGCTGGCCGATCGCGCCAGCCATCTGCCAAGCCGCAGCGCCCGCCACGGCAACCCCGCTCGCATAGGGCGTATTGTCGGTGATCGCAAAGTCGCTGTCGACCGAAACGATATTGGCCCCGATGGCCACGCCTGTGACGACAAGCCTTGGCGTCGGCACCACGATCGGGCCGGGCTGGATGGCTCCCGCCGGGTTGGAATTGTAGCTGGCCGATGCCTGATCGAATGAATCTCCGGGCGCGACGCCAGCGAAAGCCTGCACGATCAGCGGCGCTTGCTGGGCCGTGCTGGTGAACGTATGCCCAGGCCCAACCACGGGCGCCGTGCAGTAGTACATGACAAGCGCGAGCGTGCCGGTGCCTTCGCTGACGATGGCGACCCACGTGTTGTTGTGACTGTCCGTCAACGTCCCGGTCACCGCATAAGCTGGCACCACGGCGACCAGAAGATTGGCCCCAGTGGTGTCGATCGGCGCCGTCGTACCGGTGGCGCCAGCATTGCCGGGCATCGAAACGTGCGCAACCAGAGTCGCGCCGGATGCAGCTTTGGCTTTGCTCAAGGCAATTCCGGCAGCCACTTGCGAAGGACGAGCGTCGTCTCACCGCCGCCGTTGCTCGACGTGCTGACGATCTCGAACTCGCCAAGATCAGGGCCAGCATTGGCCACGCCGATCGTGAGCCGATCAAGCTGTTGCGGCAGGATCATAAATTCGACCTCGCGGATATCGAGGATGGTCTGCTGGTCAATCAGCATTGAACCGTCCAGCAACGCCATCTGGATTTGGCGCGAGGTGTAGATTCCGCGACCCGGATAGGCCGCTGCGGTCGGCTGCGAGACGTAGGGATAGAACGTGACCGGGCGAGCAAACATTTCGTATGCCGGCAGATATGGCATCAACGAGAAATTGACGCCGCCGCCTCCGCCGAAATCGCTGGTGCTGCGCGAGGACCTCACCATTTGATCGCCCTCAAGAGAGCGTTCATGCGCGCTTCGAGTTGATCGACCAACACAGGCCGCAAGATCGGCCGCGTCGACCGCACGCCCTTAAACGGGTGACCGGGATGACTGAACGGCGACGATCTCTTGAGCAACATCACCATCGGCCGCCCGCGCCGCCAAACCTGGGTCGCGACGCTCTGGCCTCGCACCTCGGATTCCGGATGCTTGCGGTGCATGTCCTCGCTCTGCCACGCCGTGAACTCTTGCTGTATCTTCGGCGCCATCGCCGCAATCTCGGCGACCATGTTGGTCATCCGAGCTTGCACTCCGGTCGTGTCGAGCTTCATGGTGATCAAGGCTTCAACACTCCAAGCGCGTAAAGTGCATCAACAACGCGTTGGCCGTTCCCCATCCGAGACCTTGGCCCTTGGCCAGCATCGCAAGCGGATCGAAGAACATGACCCGTGCTTCTTTGTGGCTGATTGATCGGACGCCGCCAGCTTCGAGCCGCGCCACCATGGCGCGGTATTCGAGGATCATTAATTCCATAGCCTGCTTCAGCGCTTGCGGCGCGCCGTCCGGAAGCATGTAGCCACCGGTATAGGTGACCACGATGGGATCGGACATGGACGCATAAAGTTCGAGCTTCCCGGATTTTTCTTCGAACTCCCAGGTGCTCGGATCGATGACGCTGCCGCGCGGACACTCAACGGTTTGAATATCGCCGATGGAGGCGGGGAAGTGCGTGAGGAAGACGCGGTTGCTGGCGATGCCGCGCCACGTTTCGGCAACGGTTTCCTGGCCGAAAACTCTGTTGCACGTCACCGAGATTACGTCTGAAAATCGCGTTATCTGTATCGCCAATTCCGCGTCTTGAGATGTGTCGGTCGAAGCGATGTTGAGCACTTCTTTCATCTCGGCGAGCGACATTAGATCATAGGTGGTCGCTGGCGTTAGCACCTTGACGATCAGATCGGCCATCGATTCACCCAGTCTCGTCTTGGAACCGTTCGAACAACCCGCGCAGTTCGAGCGCCGGGCCGTTCGTTCCGTCCGACATTTTTGGTGTGGCGAGATAACGCTCGCGATCGATATCCCAGCCCGTGATCCGCACCGGCAGTGGAGCGATGCCGCGCTCGCCCCGTTCGCCTTGCGCTCCGCGCTCTCCGCGCAGCCCGGCGATCCCGCGTTGCCCCTGGCGCGTCAACAGCTGCCATCCCTCGCCCGGGCACGGGCCTGGATCGTTGCGGCGCGCGATGAAGCTGCCCCCGTTGAGCGCCACGATGTCGAGCGCCTGATAGAGCGTGTCGGCCTCGAAGGTGCCGCGCGGGATCGGCGTCGCCGCATCGCGCCCGCCGACGGCGAGGCATGCCCACTCATCGGAGTTGCCGGGCGGACGTCCGGTATCGCGCAAAGCCTGATAGGTGCCACCGAGATGG